ATACCAACCCGCTTGAGGAGCCGAGCACCGACTTACCGGAGACAATAGCCACACTCCAGCCTCCACGGAGAAATAATATACACCGACATCCAAAGGCAGGGTATACGGAACACCGTTCGCGCCAATCTGATCTACAGAGGTAATGTAGACGTTAAGCGTAGATCCTGTAAACGGTATCCCGGTTAATATCGTTTGTGTACCGGGAACTGTCGCGGAACTCGTAGAAGTAGACACGGTATAGCTAGCGATTGGACCGTTTGAGCCACTATCTGATGGCGGATCCCAACCTACAAGTACGTCTACTAAAGTGACGCTGTTAACAACATACGGTGTACCCGTTGAATACCAAACAGACGTTGGTGACGTCGGTATGTTATAGTAATTATATCCCGGTACTTTTGTGGACGAGCCAGACAAAGTCAGGGTAATACTCGGCGCTCCATCAGCGGTATACGCAACTAAGTTTAGCGTGTCGTAACTGTACCCGTAAGGCTGAAATACCATGCCGGGAACAAAACCTGTTATAAGTTGCGCAACTCCCAACTGATTATTCACATTGGTGAAGAAATACGTAACCGGCACTTGCGACCCCACCGTACCGACCGGATGTAACGTAAACGGAACCCCATCTATAATCAGAACGTAATACTCAACCGTAGGGTCTGTAGACAAGCTAAACCCGATTGACGGGTTGCCCATGTAAACGTTATACGAGTTAATAATAGGATTGTCTGCGGATCCAGTATTCACGCCAAACAAGAAATTGGACGGCGGAGTTACATAGATAGCCGATGCATTGACACTATTAATACTCGACGCAGCCGATAAGTCATTTGTGATGTCAGGGAGTTGCAGGGGGTTACTATTACCCACCGGATTCCATCCCCACTGAATGATGCGACTTCCGCCGTCACCGCCGATCAACGGTCCTGCGGTGTAATAGCTCACATCAGGACGCGGCTCGCGCACGGCTTGCGGATCGTTTACCGGATACAGACCCAACTGCAATTGCGGTTGATCAGGCTCCCAACACGTCTGACATACTTTGATGCTGACGTTCTTGGTCTTGATCACAAGGTTCTTGAGTTCCGATAACTTGTAACGGAACCCACAGCGGTCGCATTCCGCTATTGCATGTTTACCAGATGAAAAACGACTAGGCATCGTTATCTCAGAAAGGTTTCACGCGGAACAAAACGTATCGCGGCTTTCTCACGGTCTTCATCCGCTGCCCGCTGCCAATCTTCGTCGTACATTGCTTTGAGCATCGCCGTGCGATCCATTGCGCCGGGGATCTTCATTGATAACATAAACGCAAGACCAGATATCATCGCGGGCCAGAACCGGAACGACATGTCTTGGATATTAATACCAGTGCCAGCGTCTTGAATACGTCGCAGCCGTGTCGCCACAAACGTGTACGTCGTGGACGTATCAGGCGTAGGCCACACAGTGATCGTAGGTTGATACGTTGTCGTACTACCCAACGCATCTGTCTGTCCGCTCAACCGATTGATCCAAACCTGAATCGGACGCCCTGTGGCGTTCTTATTCGGGATCATTAAATAGGTCGAACTGGAAATGCGGGTGATATTGATGTCCTGCTGATTCGTATCAGACCCTGTACGGATCACATGGTCAAGCAGGTCCACCGTATCTGATGGGATTGTGTATGTCGCCACGCCGGGAGTCAGCACCTGCTGATACGACAGATCCATCGTCCATAGATTGATACCGCGATTGGCCCAATCCATGAACAACAGGTTCAAACTACGCGCCGCCGTACGGAAGTCGTAGCCTGAACGAATCTCTGCCCCACAACGCTCAAACGCTTCCTCAACGATCTCGTTGAGTACTGGGTTGAAGTTTGTAGTGCCTGACAGTACTGGAGCAGCCATTTAGCAATTCCATGCCCGAAGCGACTTGTTGATCCGACTATTCGGATCACCCGCCGTCTTCTTGCTTGTGAGTTTACGCTTCATGCCCTTCATACGCGCACAGAACGAATTCCTACGAGACCCGCCCTCGGGCTGTGGAGCCTTCAGGTGCGCCCCGTGTGCCTTGTTGTAAGAGGCTCGACCCTTGGCGTTTAGACCGCCGTTTGGGTTCTTACCTTCCTTACGAGACCAAGCCAGACCGCCCTTCGCCATTCTTCCGCCTGAACAAGCCTCCACGGGGGCACGGGATGATCTCCTAGCAATGAGGATTGGAGACTTGCTAGGGTCGATACACCCCATGCCCCGTGAAGGCTTCATCACTTACTTCCCGTGGAAGTGGTGACGCACATGCTCCTGATGGGGCTTGTGCGACTCAACGTGACCACCATGCTTGTGATGATGCACATGCGGAGTCATATGCTCCGGGTGGTGCTTCGGCTCATGGTGCTTCGGGTGGTGGACGTGACCGCCGTGGGCGTGATGTTTCGTGTGGTGCTTGCTGTGCATGTTGATCTCCTTAATTAAACCATTTTACAAGACGTGTGGCCCTTGGACGCAATGCCATCAGCGCGACGCGACGGATGCGAACCAACATGACCGCCAGATGCCATTTTAACCTGCTTGCCACGGGTATGCCCGCGCTGCGCAATGCCATCTTCCTTCCGGGGTTTGCTGTGCGCCTCATGGACCTTGCGCGTCATGTGTGGACCCGACTCCGGTTCCTTCTTCACATGACCGCCCTTGGCGTAGTGGTGGTGATGATGACTGACGTGACCGCCGTGCTTCATTCCCGGCATCGGTGAACCTCCCGGAGGGCCGTTAGGGCCACCGCCCATACCGCCCAACGCACTGGCTAACCCGCCCGGAAGTCCCGGCATCGCAGCATCGGGAGAAGGCATGCCCATCTTACGCTTGGACCTGCCGCCGCCCCTCATGTGCTTGGTGTGTTCTTTCTTGACGTGACCACCCTTCTTCATGGCAAAGCCCTTACGGGGCATCTCATCCTTCGGCGTCGCCGCCTTGGTGACTTTACGCCCGTGGCCCTCGCCCTTACCCATACCGAAACCCTTGAGTTTGGTATCGCCTTCTGAGGTGTGCTTGCCGTGCGGAGGCTTGCGACCACCTTTCGACTCAGCCATCGCAAAACCCTTATGCGGGGTTTCGATCTTGCCGCCCTTCTTGTAGCCCATAGCCGTATGCTCCGCCTTTTCATGCTCCATGATTTCCTTCGGCGCATGACCGCGCTTCAGGGCCTTCATTTCTTCATGGGCAATCGACTTCGTTTCCTTAGCCTTGCCCTCTAGTTCATTTGCGTGTTTCATCTTGTCTGCCTCGTGGAAATGCTTACCCACTTTTTGAGGAATGCCCGCCTTTTTAGCAAAGCCGGGGTTATGTGCAACAGCCTCCATAAAGTTGTGCTGTTTTTTACTCACGCTCGGCATTGCGAGCCTCCCGGTATTTGCGTAAGGTCATCGTGTCGATGAAGTCCTGATTAGTCATGGGACGCCCTGTCATGTTTTTGACAGTCTCCGATTCCCAAATCCGGATCAAGTACCAAACGATGACCAAAAGAGTCGAAACTGTTGGTAACAGTTGCAACCATGCTCCGCCAACGACCGCTGCAAAGGCGATATCAAGACCGTGTTTAAGTGCATCGTTGTGATCGCTCATGACGTACCCCAAGGTGGGAATACCGGCACGGATTCCGGATTGTTTTGCGCAGTAATACTGGCGTTAATTTCTGCCAGAATCAATGGATCTTGCGAATAGTCTGGGAACCAACTAAGGACTTGCACCTCAGTCAAGTTCGGATACTCCGTAAAATCCTGCGCATTTGGCGGACCCAGCGGCTCTGCACGAGTGCATTGAGCCGTAGCCCCCGTATCCGGGTCCGTACCCACCACCTGCCATGTAGCCGTTGTAACGACATTCGACAGCCCGTCCAAGGACGGGACTGTCGTCATGCCAACTACGTTATATGTCGTAGTAATAGCCATTACGACATCGCTTCCTGACAAATGACGTTGACCGAGACTGGGGCGGCAGTGCCCGTGGTGGTCACCGCAACCGTCAGAATGTCAGGGATGTTGCCCTTGATGTTCGTCAACACGGGGAAGAAGAAGGACAAGTCCAACGTCTGGATACCCGATGGAGGCGACAAGAACGCATACACAACTTCGCCGCCACTCAGATACGTCGCCGAGACATCGCGCTCCGCAAATGAGTACTGTGAACCAAGTTGGGCTTCAGGCACGAACTGAGCATTTGCAAGGCCCACCTGTGCCGTTGGCGTACTGGCGATCAGTTCAACGTAGCACGTTTGCGTAGACGAAATGACCAACGTCTGCGGAAGCAATTGACCACGGTCAATCAAACCAACCGTGTAAGTACACCCCGTCGTCGGTGCATACGGCAGCGCCAAGCCCGTCACGACATCCTGAATAGTCAGGGTAGTCGCGGTATTGGACGTGATACGCGCCGTGTACTGCGCCGTGACCGTTCCGGTCGTAACCGCGCCTGTCGCCGTAGTGCCATAGCCCACGTTCACCGAGAACGTGTTGGTGGTCGTAGCCACCACTGGGAACGTACCGTTAAGTGTCGCCGGGGTAAACCCACTCAAAATGACCACATCGCTCGTTGTCAACGCATGACCGTTAGACGTAAGCGTGAGGTAACTGGAAGTCACAGCAGCAACCGCCGTATATGTAACCAACGAACTTGTGTTACCAGAACTCAACAGATACGTGCCGTTACCGCCCGTCGTACCCGACAATTGACTGAGAATAACTGCGTTCGCTAACGAACCGCCAGTTGGAATACCCAGCGTCATACCCGGATAGATCGTGCCGGTAACAGCGGTCACAGTTAGAACAACCGTAGGCGCACCGGATGTTCCCAATGCCACCGTGCCGGTAATAGTCGCGGTAGCCAACGCACCTGCACTAACAGTAATCGCGGGCGAATAGTTCAGCATACGACCCGC